GATCAGAAGGCCGTCAAGGACGGGTTGCGCAAGCTCCTGTTCGGCGAGTAGCACACTAGCCGGCCTACCCAGCATGCGACCGCTCGCGGGGACCCGGCTCGCTCTTTCCCGCCCCGTGGCCTGACCGCTGCGGGGCGGGTCTTTTCTCGTTTCCTCGTTTCCTCGCATGCGCACCATCGTAGTCACCGGCGGCCGAACCTACGCCGACGCCGCCAAGGTCGCCGAAGTCCTGTCGACCGTCCTAGCCCGAGCCGGGTCGATGGTCGTGCGCCACGGCGACGCCACCGGGGCTGACCGTCTCGCCAAGGAGTGGTGCGAGGCGAACGGGGTGCCCGACGACCCGTTCCCGGTGGTGATGAGCGAGTGGCGCACCTATGGCAAGGCGGCCGGGCCGATCAGGAACGCCCGCATGCTTGCCGAGCCGCCAACACCTGACCTGGTCGTCGCGTTCCCTGGCGGCGCTGGCACGGCGGACTGCGTACGGCAGGCTCGGGAGGCTGGCATCCCGGTGGTGGTGGTTCCGTGACGCAGCGTTACAGGGCGTTACGGAGCGTTACCCGACCGTTACCGAGCGTGACGAACCGTGACAGCGCGTGACAGACCGTGACGAACCGGGACAGCCGGGGACATTTGCGGGACTGTCCGGGACGTGAAAAGCTGGTTGAATCGTGGTGTCGTTCCGCTAATGTCCCGGACGTGTCCGAGACTTACGCGAAACTGTTCTCGTCCATCCTCCGATCGTCCATCTGGACCGAGCCCTTGGAGACCAAGATCGTCTGGATCACCATGCTGGCGATGTCAGACCGCCACGGCTACGTGGGAGCCAGCATCCCCGGCATCGCTTCGTCGGCTGGTGTCCCGATCGACAAGGCCGCGGAAGCGATCGCCAAGTTCCTGGCCCCGGATGAGTGGAGCCGTTCCAAGGACTTCGATGGGCGCCGCATCGAAGAAGCCGACCGCGGCTGGAACATCCTGAACTACGAGAGGTTCCGCGACATGCGGGACGAGGAAGCGAGGAAGGAATACGAGCGCAACCGGAAGCGTGAGGCGCGACAGCGCAAGAATGTCCCGGACAGCTTGGGGACAAACCGGGACACGCAGGGACAGACCGGGACAGTCCCGCAATGTCCCGCAGTGTCTGCCCATGCAGAGGCATCTGCATCTGCATCTCCATCGGCAGAAGAGAAGGAGAAGCCTGCTGCGCGCAAGCGCGCCGCCTCTGTCCTCGTCGAGAAGCCGGAGGACGTGAGCCAGGAAGTCTGGGACTCGTGGCTCGTCGTCCGCAAGTCCAAGAACGCCAAGCTCACGACGGTGGCCATGGCCGCGGTGAAGCGCGAGGCGGACAAAGCCGGGTGGACCTTGGAAGCCGCCATCCGCGAGTGCGCCGAACGCAACTGGCAGACGTTCCGGGCTTCCTGGCTGTCCGACAAGGCGCAGGCGTTCCAGTCCAGGCCGGCGCCCGGCTACGTCGCGTCGAACGCCCACATCCAAAACACGCCGCTCGGGTCCCTCATGTGCCAGTGCACCGAGTGCGTGAAGTACCGAGAGAAGCACGGCATCCGCGGAATCGGAGACGAAGTATGACCGAACCAACTCACTTGGCCCGTTGCGAGCACTACATGCAGACGGCGCGAGCCTTCGCCAAGGCCGGGCGTCGAGTTCCCGGCCACATCCTGGGGATGCTGGCGAAGTCGTCGCCTGTCTGGAAGAACTGGCCCGACGTGCCGAAGCAGGTGCGCGACGCGACCCGTCTCTACTGGGACGTGCGCAACCGGACCAAGGAAGCAAAGGACGCGAGGGCAACGCCATGAACTTCGACGACATCCGCCGCGCCAGAACAACCGACCCGCAGACGAGCAAGGACGCCGCGCGAGCTGTCGGCGGGATGGCTGACGAGCACTTCAGCACCATCTTCGCCGTGATGGAAACGGGCGGCGACTGGACCGCCGACGAGGTCGCCAGCCGATGCCATCTGGATCGTCACCAGATCGGCAGGCGTCTTGGCGAGATGGAGCGCAAGGGCATGGTGCGGGTCACGGCGAACCAGCGCCCCACACCAAAGGGGCGGATGGCTCGGTGCTACGAGGCGGTGCCGCCCACGACCGACGTGCGAGGTGTATCGTGAGCGACATGCGGAAGATCATCGGTGGGGAGATCGTGCATTGGGTTGCCAACATGACCCCGATCCGCATGCATCAAGATGCCTGGGACGCGATCAGGTCGGGAAGCATGGTTGACGAGTGGTTCGACGAGCTTGCTGATGCATGCTGGAAGTCGGCCCGCTCGAAGGTGATCGAGGAGTTGAAACTGAACTTGAGGGCGAGGGCGACCATGCGCCACGCCCCTGTCGACCTTCGCCCCAGCAAGCTGCGGGTTCTCCGCGGCGCATCGTGAACGCATTCCGCCTGAACAACCAGGCACCCCCACCCGCCAGGAACCCGGCCACACCGCCCTCTGGCCGCTGACGGGTGGGGTTTTTCCTCCACTACCGCAAGGACACCATGCCAGAACAGCCGGAAACAGGCCGCCAGTCGCTCGAAACGCAGGGGCCGCTACCACCACACCAAGGAACGGCGATCGTCAATCCTGGGGCAATCCAGGGCCGCTACGCGAGGACCGTCGAATGAGGATCCTCGGCATCGACCCCGGCGCCACCACCGGATGGTGCGTTTACGACACCGACACCCGCCGCGTCGTCGCACGCGGGCTCTACGAGGGGCACGACACCGTCGTCCTACAGCCGTACGGGTCGGTGGCGAACGTCGCCGTCCTCGAACGCCTGGTGCCCCACGGCGCCAGCTACCCCCAGGTCGTCGAGGCGGCCTACGTCGCAGGACGCATTGCCGGCGAGCTGCGGCCGGCGATCCAGGTCCACGAACTGACCCGAGCCGAGGTGCGCAGGATCCTCCAAGAGGCGACGCACGGGGCGGTCAAGGTCAAGGACGACAAGAGCGTCCGTGCCGCGGTCGTCCTACTGCACGGCGGGGAGAGCGCGACGGAGACGGGCGGGTGCCTGCACGGGGTCACGTCGCACGTGTGGGCGGCGCTGGCGGTCGCGGTCGCGTGGCAGATTCAGAGCGGGCGGTAGGTCACTTGGTCAGCTCCTTGCGCGCGGTCTCGGCGATGATGGACTCGCGCACGTCGTGGAACTCGTCGACAACGAACGCGTCGATGCGGACCCCAGCGGTATCGGTGGCGTGAAACGACCCAGGACCGACGATGGCGTCGATCGCGTTCGACACCGCATTCCGCACCGGGCACCCCGGATCGGCGTGCCGCCGTGGCGCACCGCACATGCCGCAGATGGTCTCGCCCCACTTGATGGCGATGTCGAGGTGGCCGCAGTGGGGGCAGCCGTGGGGGTCGGGGAGGTCGGTGGTCATTCAGCGACTCCCGAGAAGAGTCCGCCTTGCTCTGGGTGCTTGTGGTCGGTCCCCGTCTCAACGGCTCCCATGCGAGCCCTCGCGGTGCTGGCGTGGTCGGAAACCATCTCGCAGACGATGGCTCGGCGACCCTCAAGAAGGGCCGCAACGCCGGTCGTACCGCTGCCTCCAAACGGGTCCAGGATCAAGCCATCGACGGGAGCGATGCGGCACAAGGCGCGCATCACGTCGATCGGCTTTTGCGCAATGTGGTCCCTCTCCCGTGGCGCCGCAGCCTCGTAGAACCCCGGCAAGCAGTCTCCTCCGATGTTCCTCGCTCCGCTGGTTCCCCACACCGCGTATTCGCACTGAGCGGAGAACCGTCCCGACTGCGGCCTGGGGTTTGGCTTCACCCACGGAACCACCCCGCGCCAGATCCACCCGCCCAACTGGATGGCGTCGGTTGTGGTGGGGAGTTGCCGCCAGTCGGTGAAAGCGACGATTGCCCCACCATCTACCGATACCCGCCTCGCCTCACCCATCCACAAGGCGCACCAGTAGCTGAAAGAGCGCTGGTCCCTGCTGTCGCCAGAGAAGTCGGCGCACTCGGCCGAGCCGGCTACGGCTCCAGACTGCACGTACTTGGTCTTGACGCTCTGCATCCGGTCCCCTCGGAACTGCCCGCCGCTGCTGTATGGCGGGTCCGTGATCACGGCATCGACCACGCCATCGGGAAGCAGCGAAAGCATGGCGAGTGCGTCCATCTTGACGACGGCCCACCTAGCCCGGCCCTGGATGACGGCCATGGCATCGTTGAAACCGCCGTCGCTCACTTTGGCACCGCCTGCGGAGCCATGCCGCGACGCTGGAACTCCTCGGCGTAGATGCGGGCTCGGCGACGGTCGTTCCAGTCGTTGAGGAACCAGCATGCCACCATGATGGCGACGACCACGACCACCGTGCCGACGGCTTGGACGGTCTCCCATGCGTTGCGCCCGCTTCTCACCGGACCACCTCCGGCGCAAACCACGACCCGCCCCCGTTGGCGTCGCGCAACTGCTGGGTCCAGATCGCTCGGGCCAGTTCGTGCGTCGGCTGGTGCCGCAGCACCGTTGCCGTGGCCATCGGGAACCACTCGGTGCGATACCAGCCCGTCCGGTGCCCCCCAGCGCCTTCGACCGGCAGCACCGTCTCGTTGCCGAGGTAGCCGATGCGCTCCCACTCGATCCACCGGTCGCCCTCGAGGAAGAAGGCTCGACGCAGGACGGCGTGCGCCCCCCTCAGCGCCAGCTCGCGGCCCTCGGGCGGCCCGACCAGTTCGCAGGCCAAGTCCAGCCCGTAGCACCCCACCGCCTGCTGCTCGGGCATCCATCCCTGCGCCCAGCTCAGGCCAATCTCCCACCGGATGCGATCGTCGGCGCGAGGATCCCAGATGTCCCCCGGCTTGCCGGCGAGCTTCGGCACGTAGACCAGCCGCACCCGCTGGCGCCACCGATCGGCCACGCGCTCGGCCAGCACCCGATCGGCGAGGTTGCGGTGCACATGCACCACCAGCAGACCGGCCCAGCCGATCGAACGGGCCGAGTCGAAGTCGCTCGTTGCGCGCCACGGCTCGACGGTCTCTTGCCACACGAAATGGCGAGCCTGCACGCCCAACTCCCACTGGAGCGCGGGCGAGTAGTTGAGCCGGGCCGCGACGGCTACCGTGTTCAACAACCAATGCTGCCTGTCTTGCCCGGTGATGCCGTGCGACTCGTCGCGCTCGGCGTTGAGCTCGCGGGGCTTGCCCAGCCGGTCGGTCGAGGTCGGCCAGAACGGGCGCCCCGACCACAGCACGCAACCGGGATGGTCGACCGGATCGGCCGGATCACCGTCGCCGTCGAGGTGGTGGATCGGCCGGCGCATGGTGCCGAGGGCAACGAAGTAGCGGACCAGCTCGGCGCCGAGGCCCTGCACGCCTTCGCACTCGCCGCCGACGAAAACCTGGTCCTCCTGCGCCCCGGTCTGACCACCGCTGGCCACCGGACCCAGCGGCCCGAACTCCCATCCGTGCAGCCGGGCAATCGCCCCCTGCCAGTGCTGGCGCGTCCAGCCAAGCCGCGACGCACCCGCCGGCAAGGATGGGTAGCCACCGGGCCACAGGTTCTTGATGCCGTTCGCCGCGACCTGGAACTGCCGCGCGATGTCGGCGCTGTTGTAGTCGGCGGTGGTGCGCAGGTGCTCGGGCCAGATGGCCGTGAACGGAAACGCGCGCACCTGCCCATCGGCCAGCGTCTCGCCGGCAGGCAGCAGCGGGGATCCTGGGACCGCGCCGGGGATGAGCACGTGAGCCGTGCCCAGCCGCAGCGTAAAGCCTGCCGGCACCTCGGCCACCATGTCGGGCAGGTCGGGGTCCGACGCGCACACCAGCACCTCGCCGTGGCACCATCCCGGTTGGTCGGGATACCACCACAGCCAAACGTGGGTCATCAGCAAACCATCGTTGGCGCGGCTGAGGTGGAACACGTAAGCGGCGCCGTCCTCGCCGATGCTCTCCAGGGAGAGCGCGTCGCCTGCCATCGTCGGAATGCCGAAGTGCCCAAGAACGTCCGCCGGCAGCGTGCCGAGCGGCGGCTTCGGCACCTCGACGTAGCCGGCCATCGGGTCCAGCTCGAGCACCTGCCCCGGCCGCAACGTCACCCGCACGTCAACCACGCGCGCATCTCCTTCCCATGCGCCCATCACGCCGAGGGTCTCCCCGATCGTCCAGGCGTCGGGCCACGCGGTGTCGGTCTTGGTGCGGACCCAGCCGACGTAGGGTTGGGATCCGTAGTTGGCGAGCCGGATCACAGCGTCACCCCCAAGGCTTCCTTGGCCAGAGCCACCTTGCAACGCAGGTTGTGGACTTGGGCGATCACGGCCCGAACGGTGTCGATGGGGTTGTCGGCAACCGGCACGACCTCACCAAGCCGCTGGTTCCATGCGCGCATGTCGGTACGCACGTCCTGCGAGTCGCGTCGGAAAGACTCCTTCAGGGTTCGTTCTGCATTCCACTCGCCAACCAGCCACTCGATGCGCTGCGTAAGCGACCACCCTGCCGCGGACGCCACCCCCGCCCGGTTGAGCATGACGGTGATGTCGCCGCCGTCCATGGGGTGGGAAGGTCCCAGCGGAGGCTTCCATTCCTTGCCGCCGCAGTCTGTCCAGCCAGCTCTGAGCAGGGCGCGTTCCGCTCTCACTGCGCGAGCTTCCCATCCGGCAGACTCCAGACCTTCCTTGCGGCGTTCGGCCAGCTCGGCCTCGGCCTTCTCGGCGCGCTCCTGCCACGCACACTTGCTGTAGGCGAGAAGCTCTCGCGCGGTTCTCAGATCCTCACTCAGCCGCTCCGACTCGGCCTTGTGCCACGCGGCGGTGGACTCGGCTTGCTGGGCGCGGTCGAGGCGCTTGCGGCCCTCTTCCATCCACCACTGCAACGGGTGGAGTAGGGAGTTGTCGTCTTGCTTCGCCTCCTCGCGGGCGATGGCGGCGCGGAGGTGGTTGAGCACCGTCGTGCACAGGCTAGACGTGCCGGTAAACTTGCAAAGCTCTGCCATCGCCTTCGCCGCTTCGAGCAAGGTCTGCGGACGGTTCTGTTGGTCGGTCACTTGGCGGTCTCCTTCCGGTAACGGGCGATTAGCGCACGGCACCGCCGCGGCGTGATGCCCAGCGCCGCGGCCAGCTTGGCCACGGTGGCGATCCTCGGGGTCTCGATCAGCCCCTGGCGGATGCGCCGCAGGGTGAACGCGGGGATGCCTGCGCGCGCAGCGAACGCGGTGTACCCCTCGCCGCGTTTCTCGATCAGGTCATCCAGGGTGAGCATGCTGCGGGTGTAGTGGAACGTGCGAAAAGATTCCAGTCCCGTCGCTTGACAACCGATGAATACCGTGCCAAACTGTGCCAGCCATGAACGCCACCACGAACACCGAACCGAAGCAGATCGCGCTCGCCGCGGAACTGCTCCCCCTGCTCGAATACACCGATAGCTGGGCAAAGCCCTCGGAACGCGAGGCGACCCGCGCCGAACTGATCGCGGCTGTCGATGCCGGCGACTACGACCGGCTCGCCGATGCGCTGATCCAGGCGCAACTGGAACTGCGCACCATCTGCTGCGAGTGCCTCGGCCCGATCCCCGGCGAGTTCAGCGACGCGGCGAAGTACTGCTCCCGCAACTGCTACGAAGCGGGGGGCCAGTGATGGACCTGTTCATTCACCGCGTCGAGCGAATCGAGATCAGCGAGCCCGTCGAGCACACCGGGGAACACGGCACCTACGCCGTTGCCACGCTGCGGATCGGTCGCGGCTCCGACGAGCCCGTGATCCTGCAACTGTTCGCCCCGACGAAGGACCGGCTGCGCGTGCTGGGAGAGGACCTTGCGACGCTGATGCAGGTCGAGGGCCGGGCATGAAGTCCAGCGCGCACAACAGCGGCAGCCGCCTCGGGGATGCCCTGGTCGGACTCCTCTGCGCCCTCATCGGCGTCGGCGCGATCATCGCGGCGGGGATCATCCGATGAACGCAGCCCTCGTTACCGCCTTCCGCCGCTACTGCTGGTCGCACAGCCGAGCGGTGTTTCACCAGGACGGGAGACTCGGCGCCCTGCGCCGCATCCTTGCCGAACTTCCCACCTTCTACTGCTGAGGATCTACCCATGGGTGCCGACCTTTCCATCCGTTCCGTCTACGAGCCAAACCGCAAGAAGTGGGAGCCCGTGGTCAATGCCGCGGTCGCCCGCCGAGACGCGCCTTCCACCACCGACAAGGCCAAGGCGCAAGCCGAGGTAGACCTTGCCTACGAAGGCATGTGCCCGCAGCTTGGCTACTTCCGCGACTCCTACAACCGCACCTCGCTTATCAACGTGCTCGGGCTCTCATGGTGGCGGGACGTGAAGACCGAAGACGGAAACATCAAGGACGTTGAGTGGCTGCGCGCGGAAGTCGTTCTTCGGCAGGTTCCCGGAGTCGAGCACTTCGCAAGCTGGGAGGGAACCACCAAGCCCGAGGAGTGGGCCGCGTTCTTCCGCGAGAAGCGCGCCCGCCTGATCGCGTTCCTCACCTATGCCATCATCCTCGGCGAGCCCGTCGAGGCGTCGCTCTAACTGACACACCGGGGCCGGTTCGTTGACCACCGACGGTAAGCGGGCGACTCCTTCCCCTTGTTCATGACCCGCCCGCACCGGCCCCACCCTATTCCCCAACCGAAAGCCATGACCACGAACATCACTGACACCGAGTTCCTAGCCGACATCCTCGAAGGCATCGACCGCCGCCTGGACTACATCGCGGGCGAGATCAACAGCGACCCCACGAGCCCGGCCCTTGCCGAGATCCGAGCGGCACGCAAAGCCGTGGAACGCGCCGAGATACTCCTGGGCAAGTGGGTGCCGAGTAGCGTCGGCTTCTCGCAAGCGCACAACGACGAGGACGCATGCCAAGCGATTCTCGAAGCGTTCCACGACATGCCCGACGATCACCTGATCGACGCGGTGGTCGAGGCGCACGCCGAGCACCCGGAAGCGTGGGTGCGCGTCACTATGCCGAAGTGCGTCTGGCTGCTCTCGGCCGAGTGGGACTTGAAGGGCGACAGCCCGACCACAACCTGCGCCACCTACACCCTCGAAGGGAGCTACCCCAAGTGAGCGCCACCGAGAAAGTCACGGTTGCGGAAGTCGAGGGCGGCCACTGGTACGACGTGCACGGCAACCTCGTGCAGACCGTCCCCAGCGCGGACGGAAAGAAGCAGGTGAAGTGCACGCTCAAGCATGCTCGGGTGCACGACCTGGCGCGCGGTTGCACAAGCATCATCGGCGCATGCGACAAGCCGGCGCTGACCCGCTGGAAGATGGAGCAGGTTGCGCTTGCCGCGTGCACGCTGCTGCGCATCGACGGCGAAACGCCCGAGAGTTACCAACTGCGGCTGCTGGACGAGGCGCAGACCATCGGGCGCCAGTCCGCCGCTGAGGGAAACCGCGTGCACGCGCAGATCCAGCGCCACTACCAACTGGCCGAGGTCGAACCGGCCTACCGAGAACACGTGGACGGCGCCGTCCGCGAGCTCGAGGAACTCGGCTGCGACGAGTGGCGCGTCGAGGTGCCGTGCGTCTCCCGCTACGGCTACGGCACCATGGCCGACCTGGTCGGATACCGGAACGGTCGCCCCGTGTTCCTGGTCGACACCAAGACCAAGGACGGCAGCCTCGCCGATCTGAACGCGATGCGCCTCTACGACGAACACGCGATGCAGCTCGCGGCCACCGTCGAAGCCCTGGGCCTGGACCCGAGCACCATGGGAACGGCCATCCTCCTGGTGAGCCGCACCCACCCCGGTAGCTGCCGGCTGGTCCCGGTCGACCTCGAGGAGATCCAACGCGGGTGGAGCCTCTTCCGCCCCCTCCTCGCCTACACGCACGCCAAGGACTCGCACAAGCCCACCTGGGCCTACAAGGACTGACCCATGCACAGCCCCACCATCACCGCCCTCCTTCCCGCCCTCGCCGCGGCCATCGCGGACATGCCCGACCCGCGCAAGAACGCGGCCAACCCGCACTTCAAGAACAAGTACGCCGACCTCGGCGAGGTGATGGAGTGCATCGCCGGCCCCCTCGCGGCCAACAAGCTCATGGTCACCCAGACCATGGAAGGCGACAAGATCCTCCGCACCCGCCTGTGGCACGTCCCCTCGGGCGAATGGCTCGACAGCGTGATGGTGCTCCAGGCCGAGAAGGCTGGCATGCAGCCGATGGGCTCTGCGATCACCTACGCGCGCCGCTACGCCCTCAAGTCCCTGTTCGGCATGGTGGACGTGGACGACGACGGAAAGCGCAGCCAGACGCCCGCCAAGGCCGCCAAGGAGGCACCCGCACCCGTCGCCTCGTTCGGCGCGGTCGAGGACGCGATCGCAAGCCTCGAATCCCTGACGAAGCCCGAGGCCGTCAAGCTCTGGGAGGAGCGCGTGCGGATGTCCGGGTTCACCGGGAGCGACCGGCAGCAGGCGCTGAACGCGAGGAACGCCAAGATGGACGAACTCAAGCGGGGGGCCGGCAAGTGAGGGAGTGCACCCACGGACACGGCCCATTCGAGGGCCGTTCCTGCAAAGTCTGCGACCGCGAGCGAGTTGCCAAGGTCAGGCAGGCCGCCGCAGCGGAGCGAACCCACTGCGGGCGCGGCCACCTATACCAGCCAGGCACCTGGCGCATCCTCAGCTACCCCGGCAAGTTCGGCAACACCGTGGAGATCAAGTCATGCATCCTCTGCGCCAGGGCTGCCGCCAAGAAGGCGTGCGAAGCAGCTGCCGCATCGAAGAACGACGCACGCGCAAAACGCACCTACCCCGGCAAGGTCAACACCCGCCGCGTCGGCATGCGGGAGCGCATCAGCGCGATCCACCTCGAGATCCTCGACGCGTGCGATCGCATGGACCTGATGACCGCGGCCGAACGGGCAGAGTGGCGTGCCAAGGAAGCCGGGCTGCGGCAGGAAGCCGACCTGTTGCAGGTCCAGCTCGACACCGGCAACTCGGCCACCCAGCGCGCCAAGCGACTCCGCGCCAAGGGACTGCCGGTTGCGTAGGAGGCCGCAAAATCAGGTCCGCGTAAGCCGATGTTCGGTTCCCGGCTTTCTGGATTCGGGCGATTCCAAAATCGCGCCGACCTGACTTTGCGAAATCCTGCAAGGCAAGTGCTGTTTCAGCGGCACATCCAGGCGGCAGCGATGAGTGATGCCATTTCGGCAAGATCAACGCCACTAGCAACCCACGGGGCGCCCGGTGGCGGAACATCTTTCGACCCGATGGAACGCCATAAGGTAGCCCCGGACAGTGATGTCGGGGCGACGTAGACGGATCCGCCGGACGGTCCGAGCGTTACGACGAGGCCGCGACCGCGGACCGTTTTTGCGGCTGTGATGGTGCACGGTGGATTGCACGATAGCGCCACCTCATCACCAGCCAAAGCACGGGCAAGTAGGTGCCGCAGCATTTCGGCGCACGAGGCGTAGGATGCGGTGCTGCGGAATCTGCCTTGCGGGTCGCTGGGGTCAAGCGTGATGTGGCGAAGGTAGCGGTGGCGCTCTGTCACTCGCGCAACTCAAGAGCCGCACTCGCTCTGCCCGCAGGCGTCGCCGCCCTCGCGACCGAGGATGTGCATGGTGCCAATTACCGCCGCACTCGGCGATACCGCGACACTCTCGCTTCCAGCGACGTCCTCGGACACGTAGAGGCTTCGCCGCTGTTCGTCGGCGAGATACTGTGCGTGCTCGAACGCCTGATCCTCCGTCATCCCGCAGGAAATCTCCTCGCCGTCACCAGTGTCGATTCGGTAGGTCGTCATCGTCAGTCTCCTGCCGCGATCATGCGCGCGGCGTCGCATCCTGCCGAGTCCCGCTCGGCGTCGGCCCGTCATCGTGGCGGGTATGTGGGTCATTATAGCGACCATCGAAACGTGCGCAAGTGTGCCATGAGGAAATCCGAGAAATCCTGTTGCGCGCAGGCGGTTGCCAACCGCCACCGCTACCTGTAGCGTTCCACCTCGTGCCCGAACGCTACGTGGCCCTCGACTACCGTGGGCGTCGCATCGGCGACAGCCACCACCGCACCCGGATCCCCGATGCGGTCGTCCTCGCCATCCGCGAGCTGCACGAGCACGAGTGCGTCCCGGTCCGTGAGATCGCGGAGCGCGTCGGGCTGTCGCTCACCTACACCCGCAAGCTGGTGTACTACGAGCGCCGCATCTCCCAAGCCATCACGTGGCGGAAGGAAGATTCGCCCACAACCGCAACTGAACAATCTGGAGAGGTAGCCGGTGGCCAAGCGTAACCTGTCGAAAAATCTGGAGAAACCACCGGCCAGGATCGGCAGGCCACCGGAGGAAGTGCCCGAACACATTGCGGACGCCTTGCTTACGTGGCTCTACGAGGGCAAGACGATGAAGGCGTTTTGCGAGCAGGAAGGCATGCCGAAGCGCCGGACCATCGACGATTGGAAGGCGAAGGATGCCACATTTGCCGCCGCTCTCGCGCGTGCGCGCGCAGCATCGGCCGAGGCGCTGATGGACATGGCGCAGGACGAGGCCGACGACCGGGCCGAGGATCCGCAGCGCAGCAAGGTCCGCATCGACACGTTGGCCAAGCGTGCCGCGGGCATCCTGCCGAGCGTGTGGGGGACGAACCGGGCGCAGGTGGAGCACAGCGGCGGGGTGCAGATCACGGTTGTCTCCGGGGTGCCCGAGCCGGGCGTCGGCGAGTGAGGATCCAGCTACCCTACCGGCCGCGCGCCTGGCAGGACCGATGCCATCGGGGGAGGAAGCGGTTCACGGTGCTTGCGCTGCACCGTCGAGCCGGCAAGACCTTCCTCGGGGTCATGGAGCTGGTGAACGCGGCGCTGCGGTTCACCAAGGAACTCGGCGGGTTCTTCTACGTAGCGCCCGAGTTGAAGCAGGCGCGCAACATCGCGTGGAAGCGCCTCAAGGCCCAGGTGGAGCCGCTGCGCCTGGTGGGCGCGGTGGAGATCCGGGAAGCCGAACTCTCGGTGACGTTCCGCCACAACGGGGCCACGATCAGCCTCTACGGCGCGGACAACCCCGACGCTATGCGCGGCGTCCGCATGGACGGCGTGGTGATCGACGAGGTGGCCGAGATCAAGCCGGAGGTCTGGGGCGACATCATCCAACCGGCGCTGTCCGACCGGCTGGGCTGGGCGCTGTTCATCGGGACGCCGCACGGCATGAACCTGTTCTCGGAGCTGTTCTTCCGCGCTCCGACCCTGCCCGACTGGCACGCGGCACGGTTCACCGTCTACGACACGGACGCTATCGACACGGCCGAGGTGGCCCGCCTGCGCTCGGAGATGTCCGAGACCTCCTTCGCCCGCGAGTACCTGTGCGACTTCACGGCTGCCGGCGACGACCAGCTCGTGAGCCTGTCGGATGCCGAGGACGCCAGCCGGCGCGTCATCCTGCCCCGCGACGTGGAAGGCGCCCCGGTGATCCTCGGCGTAGACCCGGCCCGGTTCGGCGACGATCGCAGCGTGATCTTCCGCCGGCAAGGGCTCCAGGCGTTCACGCCCATCGCCCTGCGCGGGGTGGACAACATGGCGCTTGCCGCTCGAGTCGCTGCCGAGATCGAAGCCATCCACCCGGATGCCGTGTTCATCGACAGCGGCGCCGGTGCTGGCGTCATCGACCGGCTTCGGCAGCTACGGCACCAGGTCGTCGAGGTCCCCTTCGGTGGCACCGCGCTCAAGCCCGAGCAGTTCAAGAACCGCCGCGCCGAAATGTGGTGGGAGATGCGGGAATGGATCCGCTCGGGTGGCGCGATCCCGGCAGATCCGGTGCTCAAGCAGGAACTGGCGACCCCGACCTACTGGTTCGACGCGAACGGCCGCAAGGTGCTGGAGGGCAAAGACGAGATCAAAAAACGCCTCCAAGGCGGCGGCAGCCCCGACCTGGCCGATGCGCTGGCGCTTACGTTCGCCAGCCCCGTGCGCAAGCTCACGCCGTTGGAGGAGGCTCGGAAGAGCCAGCCGAGGAAGGCATACTCGCCGTTCGACCGGATGTGAGTATGTTGCGGATCGCCTGACCGATCCCCACCCACTCCTCGAACTCCACGCGCTCCTGGTTTGCCGCTGGGAAGTGCTGGAACCGCACCGAGAACGGCTTGGCCAGCGGGAACTTAGTGGGGGTGAAGTCGTAACGGACCACGTGCATCGGGTAGGGCGCGCTCTTGTCCGCCCCGAGCACGTCGTAGTCCTGGACCATCAGGACCCCGAGGTCGATGCGCTCGATGACCCATGCGTTGCGTTCGGCCATGCCCGCCAGTCTACCGCGCTGTCCCCCATAACGCGACCGGACGATTGCCACGCTCCGCGCGTGTCCTACGAGATCCGCGCGACCGCCATCGACGAGCTTCTGGCCACCGGCCAGGAGTTGTTCGCGGCCAACTGGGACGAGTCGGGCACCAAGGCGCGCTTCTGCCTTCTGGATGACATCTACCGCCAGTGGGCAGCAGCCGGCGTGCTCTGCTCGGTAGGCGCGTGGCACGGGGACGAGCTGGTCGGCTACGCCGTGGCGACGGTGGTGCCTCACGCCCACACGGGGCTTCTCGCGGCGATGGTCGACGCCATCTACGTCAGTCCGCCGCACCGTGGCGACCTTCACGCCGAGATCATGCGCGTCCTGGGCGAGGAGGCTGCGCAGCGCGGCGCCCTCGAACTCCTGTGGGCCGCGAAGCCGGGCAGCGCAATGGACCACATCATGCGCCGCCGTGGCCTGGAGCTGCGCGAACACCTCTACGTGCAGGAGCTATTCTAATGGGTTACGCCCAAGCGATCGTTGCCGTTGCCGCCCTCGGGTATCAGATCTACGCGGGCGAGGACCAGAAGCGCCGGCAGAAGCTCAACGAGAGCCGACAGGGCGAGGCGCAGAAGAAGGCCCTTGCCGCCTCGGTCGCAGCCAAGCGCAGCGCCGAGGAGGATGTAGCCAGGACCACCCGGCGACGCCCCGACGTGAGCGCGTTGCTGGCCGCGGCGCAGGAAGGGCGAAGCCTGGGGAGTGCCAGCACGCTGCTCACCACGGGATCGAGCAAGGCCCGGCTGTCGACCCCTACGCTGCTGGGGTCCTGACGTGGCGGGTCCCGTCGATAGCCTGACCCCGCGGCAGCGGCTGCTTCGTCGATGGGGAGCACTGAAGCAGGAGCGCAGCACGTGGGAAACGCACTGGCGCGACCTGTCCCGCTACCTGCTCCCGCGCAACGGCCGGTTCCTGGTCGAGGACAAGAACAAGGGCCTCAAGCGGCACAACGACCTGCTTGACGGGACGGCCACGTGGGCGTTGCGCGTCATGGCTGCCGGCATGATGGCAGGCGCCACGAGCCCGGCCCGCCCGTGGTTCAAGCTGCGCGCGCAGGACCAGGCGCTCAACAAGCGCCACGACGTGCAACTCTGGATGGAGGACGCGACCCGCGCGGTGCAGCAGGTGTTCCGCAAGGCCAAGACCTACCCCAGCCTGCACCAGATCTACGGCGAACTCGGCTGCTTCGGCACCGGGTGCAACTTCCTCCAGGACGACCCCAAGACCATCCTTCGCCACCACCCCATCACGATCGGCGAGTATGCGATCGCCACGGACAGCGGCGGCGACGTCAACACGCTGTTCCGCGAGTTCGGGATGACCACCGAGCAGATGGTGGAGACCTTCGGGCTTCCCAACGTCTCGGCGATGGTCCGCGAGCAGTACCAGCGAGGCGACTACGACCAGTGGCACAACGTGGTGCACGCGGTCTACCCGCGCAAGACGCGCGACCTGACCAAGGCGGACAACCGCAACATGCGGTTCGCCTCGTGCTACGCGGAGACGGGCGGGAACGAGGAACCGCAACTGCTGCGCGAAAGCGGCTACGACGCATTCCCGGCGATCGTGCCGCGGTGGGACGTTGCGGGCGGTGACATCTACGGCAACAGCCCCGGCATGGAGGCTCTTGGCGAGGTGATGGGGCTCCAGTTCAAGGCGTTGCGCCTTGCCAAGGGCATCGACTACCAGACCGACCCGCCGCTGTTGCTGCCCGAGACCCTGAGCGGGCGCGACAACGAGGCGCTGCCGGGTGGCCGGGTCTACGCGAACGCGGCAGATGCCGGCGCCATCAAGAGCCTGTTCGACGTGCGGCTGGACCTGTCGCACCTGGACCGCGTGATCGAACGCAGCCAGGGCATGGTGTCGCGCATCTTCTACGCGGATATGTTCCTGATGATCGCGAACAGCAGCGACACGACGCAGCGCACGGCTGCCGAGATCGCCGAGCGGCACGAGGAGAAGCTTGTGATGCTCGGCCCGGTGCTCGAGCGCCAGCAGGACGACGTCCAACGCCCGTTGGTGGATCGCGCGTTCATGGGCGTTCTCAAGGGCGGCAAGTTCCCGCCGTTGCCGCCCGACCTGATGGGCCAGGAACTCGAGGTCGAGTTCGTCTCTGCCATCGCGCAGGCACAGCAGGCGGTGGGCACGCACAGCAGCGACCGCTTCGTGATGGCGATTGGCGCGGTGGCGTCGCTCCCCGGCAAGCAGGACGTGCTCGACAAGTTCGACGCGGACGAGTGGGCGGACCGCTACGCCGACATGCTTGGCGTGGATCCGCACCTGATCGTTGCCACGCCGGAGGTGGCGATCATCCGCAAGGCGCGCAACGAGGCGATGGCGGCGAAGGAGCAGGCCGCGGTGATGGAGCAGGCGTCGGTTGCGGCCAAGAACCTCGCGGGTGCCCCGGTGTCCGGTGAGCCGACCGCGTTGACCAGCCTGTTCCAGGGCTACGGCGCATGAACCCGCGCGACGAGGTGCACGAGTTCCGCACCGCCGTCGACCGGCAGATCAACAGCACGCTGATGGTCGGCTCGGCCTCGGCTGGGCAGAACCTCCAATTCGGCAGCGGCGGATTCTCGTGGGTCACCCCGGCAAGCGTCTCGTTCGACGACCTGGCGCCAAGCGGAGGCGGGTCGCCCGGCATGCTGACGACCGACGGGGCCACGTGGAGCTACGTCAGCTACGCCACGGCGCGAACGTCGCTAGGGCTGGTGATCGGCACCGACGTGCAGGCGTATAGTGCAAAGCTCGCGGCGCTCGCAGCTCTGACCTGGGCCAGCGACAAGGGCGTCTACCTCACGGGCACTAGCACGCTGGCGACGTTCGACCTCCCATCGTTCGGGCGGTCGTTGTGCGCTGCGACCACGAAGGCCGCGGCCAAGACGGTGATGGGGCTGGAAATCGGAACCGACGTGCAGCAATGGGACGCGAAGCTTGACGCGATCGCGGGGCTCACCTGGGCCAGCGACAAGGGCGCGCTGTTCACCGGCGCCGGCACGCTGACGACATTCGACCTGACAGCAGCCGGCCGGGCGCTGATCGACGACGCGGACGCAACTGCGCAACGGGCCACACTCGGCCTGGTGATCGGCACCGACGTCGTGGCGCCGCAGAACGAGCGCGCCTCCGAGGCGTTCTGGGACTGCGACGGAGGGCTCGGCGATTGGCTCAACTACCTGAGCGGGGCTGGGGCTGCCGCATACACCGGTGCGACAGATCACGTCGGCGGGTCGCTCCACGTGGACGGCGAGTGGGGCATGGGGACCGGCACGACCAGCACGGGGATTGCGGCGTTCTACCGCCAGCCGTTCACCGGCTTCGGTGGTGGCACCGCCTACGAGTTCGAGGCCCGCATCACGAACGGCGCGCTATCGACCGCGGGCGAGGAGTTTCAGCTCACGGTGGGATTCGGCGACGCCTTCAACGCGGCGGGGCAACCTGTCGACTGCGCGTGCTTCATCTACCGCCGCTCCACCGACGGCGACTTCTGGGTTGCGGCGACACGCAGCAACTCGACCGAGACCAAGACCGTGACAGCGGTAGCCCCGGGCGGATACGCGGCCATGACCATCTTCAGGGTGGAGGTGAACGCCGCTGGCACGTCGATCTCCTACTCGATCAACGGCAGCGTCGTCGCGACCCACACGACCAACATCCCGACCGGTTCGAGCCGATTGCTTGGATGCGGACTGAAGATCGAGAAGCAGGCCGGCACGTCGGCTCGCTACGCCAACGTCGACTGGTTTCGCCTGAAGAAAACCCGCACCGCGGCGAGATGACCGATTCCACCGATTCCCCGATCTACGGTTAAGAACTGACCATGCAAGCGATTCTAGCAGCAGACGACCAGTTGCCCCTGTGGGTGACGATCTTCGAGCGCATCGGCCCAGGGTCGTGCATTCTCCTGTTCACCGGAGCCGTCTTGTGGAAGTTGATCCCAGCCATCACCGTTCTCCTCAAGGCCTGGAGGAAGCAGTCCGACACGGTCACTGCTGCGGTCCCGACCGTGGTGTCCAGCGTGGGCCGGATCGCCGACAACCTGGAACGCGGCTTCGAGGCGCTGAATGAACGGGTCTACCTTCGCCCGATCGGCTCTCGGGGCGCTCCTGTTCGGGACGATGGCGACGATCCCGCTGGCGATGGCGGCGCTGGCGGCAAAGACCTTTCGCGGAGCGCCGCAAGATGAGCGTTTCTGTCACCTACCGGGACGGCTCGAGCGAGACCTTCACGAACGTCACCAACTTCGACCACTCCGACCCGACGGCCGTGGAGATCACGGGCACTGACAGTAGCGGGGTTTCCGCGACCTGGTGGCTCCCGTGGGACATCATCAAGAAGGTCGGCAAGATCATCCCATGAGCAACCTCACCCGGTGGACCGTCCTGCTGCTCTGCGCGTTCCTGGCCTCGTGCGCTACTGGCGGGGAGACCGCGGCAGCCCTTGGCGCTGGAGTGGCCGGGCTGGGGGCGCTGTTCAACGAACTCGCGGCGGGTGGTGTGATGACGCCGATCCAGAACATCAAGGCACAGCATGCACTGGAGACGATCGCAGCGACCGTTTCGGCCACCCAGCAGGCGGCGCAACTGGCGCAGCAGACCGCGGAGGCAGCCAAGACCGGCGCGGTGAGTCCGACCGAGTTCGCCACTGGGCTCGGCGGTGTAGCGGGGGCCACGGCGGTGGCGATCAACTCCTGGCGCAACCTGACCCGCAAGAAGGCGATGGCCAAGCCGGTGGCGTAGCACGCTGCGGCACGGGTAGGATCATCGTCGCATGATCCTCACAACCGAATCGCTCACCGTCACGCTGTCCAGGCGCTACCCGATCAGTTTCGCGCCAGACAACAACCCGATCGTCCACGTGGGCACCGATACGGTGGACGTGGTCAGCCACGATGCCGACTTCCTGTGGAAGAACGTGCGCGGCAACATCGAGGGCATGCCCCCGGAGCAGGTGGCGCCGCTGACCTGCCGGGCCGGGGACTCGATCATCGTGGCCAAGAGCGGTGCGCCGCACGTGGACCGCAAGCCATACCACGATGCCCCTTGCAAGGCCGAGATCCACCGCATGGGCATCGTGCAGTTCGTGAGCTACCCGCAGTGGAGCGCGCAGACGTTCCGCCCGTGCGGCATCGGCGGGGACCGTTCGTTCCGCCCGTGCGGCATCGGCGGGGACCGTGCGCAGACGCTGCGGGACTACCGGGTGCCGCTCGAGCAGTGCAACCTCGACCGGCTGCCGAGCGTCGTGGAACTCCCGCCCGAGACGGTGCGCGTGCTGCTGCCCTACCTGGAACACCTGTTCGGCGGGTTCTGTGGCGAGGTGCGCGACGGGTGGGGCACGGAGACGATCACCCCGGCGTTTCAGCATCCCGGGTATGGCAGCTACTTCTCGTCGAGCGTGAGCCTCGGGCTGGTGCTGCTGTCCTCGACCATCCCGCAGACGGCCAAGCGCGTGCTCGCGGAGCGCATGACGCAGTGGGGCCTCGACATCGCAGGCGCGTTCTACGACCGGCGCGTCAACACCAGCAACGGCGGGCACATGCAGGGCAGGAAGGCGCTGGTCATCCTGGCCGGGCACCTCCTGGGAATCGACGACATGGCCGACCCGGACACCAGCAACCCTCACTGGCAGGAAACCATCGGCTACGAGACGTTGGAACGCCCGTGGTGGTTCGGTACGTGGCGGCACATCTGGCACCCGTTCGGCTACGGCACCGGATGGTTCGTGACCAAGCCACCGCGCGAGTGGACGCAGGACCGTGTGGACGGCAACGGCAACACCGTCCGGGGCCAGCGGTTCTACCTGTCCTACATGAACCAGGTTCTCGGCGGCCAGGTCGGCACGGCGTTGGCCATGCGGCTCATGGGGCTACAGCGCGAGATGGGTTCCGCGTTCATCGGGGCGATTGCGCAGTGGATGGAAGGTCCGCCGGCTGCCGCGGTGGAGGAACTGCGGGCGCTGGGGATGACGTGGCCATGGGGCACCGACTACACGGTCGGCCCCGGTGCCGGCATCTGCGCCGATGCGTGGCGGTCGGTGGGTGGTATGGTGCTGCCGTGAGTCAATCCGATCCTGTCGACCTGCTGCACATGCTGGGGACCGCAGCCAACTACATGACGCGGAGGAGCCTCGGAGTCCTCGCACTTGCGCAGGCGTGCCTGGAGGTTCTCGATCCTGCTAGTCAGGGAAGCCCGATCGATGACGAGGTCCTCTGGGATCATCGCCAGCAGGCCGCGAACGGTTGCGATCTCTGCATTCAGGCCGGTTCCAGAATGCACGTGCGGGTGCAAGGAGCTTCTAGAGCGGATCGACGCCATGGTCAGTAGGGCGCCGAGCTGATCTTGTTCAGCAGGGACTCGATGCGGCTGATCGTGAACTGCGGGCTCCTGGCGTGCGCGAAGTCGTCGTTGACCTCCGCAGCCAGTTCCGCCAACTCTAGAGCGAGCGAGCTGGTGGTGGAGTAGCGCAGGAAGCTCTGGGCCAAGTCGTCGACGCGGCGGTTCAGAGCGCACGATGGGCACAGCGCCAGACCGTTGGGAGCCTCACCAGACCGGCACAGTTCGCAAGTGGCCATCTCGGCAGCTTAGCCGGTGTCCCCCATAACGGTCTAGCGGGGTTCCTAGCTTCCCGGCGTGATTACCGACGCTGGTAGCTTCCTCGACGACAGTCTGCGCGCGGCCGAGAAGGCAAAGCGCCAGCAACTGGCGCAGTTCGAGGCCGACCGCGACCTGCAAGACCTCGCCGTGGTTCTCGGCGAGAAGCCTGGCCGCCGCTTCGTGTGGTCGATCCTCGCGCTGACGGGGGTTCTCGACACGGCGCTACGCCGGCCGGCTCCGGGGCAACCCGTCGATGCGCTGGCCATGGCATACCAGGACGGTGCGCGCTCGATGGGCGTGCGCTGGTTCCGAACGCTGGTCGAGCACTTCCCGGTGCGATTCCTCGAGATGCTGAAGGAGTCGAAGGAATGACCGCGATCGTCAATGCGCCGGCCGTTGCGCCGGTAGCTCCCGCTGCTGCGGCAGCCGTTCCCCCGGTTGCGACGCAAGCGACCCCGCCGGTTGCTCCGGTAGCCGAGGCTACCAAGCCGGCCGAGACGCCGAAGGCCGAGGCTCCCAAGGCGGAAGCCCTGTCCTACGAGATCAAGGCTCTCGACGGGCACAGCCCGGAAGTCGCGAACGACTTCGCCAAGTTCGCCATCGAGTCGGGGCTGCCAGCCGAGAAGGCGCAGGCGGGATACGAGTCGCTGGCCAAGAGCTTCCAGGCGCGCATCGACAAGGCGCAGGTGGAGCAGAGCGCGGCGTGGCAGGCCGAGGTCAAGGCCGACCCGGTTCTCGGCGGCGACAACCTGCCGAAGACGCTCGCCCTTGGGGCCAAGGCCCTCGAACTCGGACCGCCGCAGTTGCGCGAGTTCCTCAACACCTCGGGGCTGGGCAACCATCCCGCTGTGATCGCTTGGGCGGCCGAGATCGGCAAGCGCCTGAGCCCTGACACTTTCGAGAACGGGACGAGGACGGTTGCCGCGGACAAGCCGCTTGCGAATCGCCTGTTCCCCAACCTTCCCTGAGTAGGAGAGACAGATGGCAACCCTTTCGACGACTTGGCCGACGCTGCTCGATGTCACGAAGATCATGGATCCGTCTGGCGGCATCTCTGCCGTCGCCGAGATCCTGACCGAGACCAACGATGTCCTGATGGACATGCCGTGGCAGGAGGGCAACCTCCCGACGGGTCACAAGACCACGATGCGCACCGGCATCCCGACGCCGACCTGGCGCAAGCTCAACGGTGGCGTGCAGCCGACCAAGAGCACCACGGACCAGGCCACGTTCTCGTGCGGCATGCTGGCCGACTACTCGCAGGTCGACAAGAAGCTGGCCGACCTGAACGGCAACACGGCCGCGTGGCGTGCCGCGCAGTCGGTGGCGCACCTCTCCGGCATGTCGGAGGAGTTCGCTTCGACGCTGTTCTACGGCGACGAGGAGAGCGAGCCCGAGGCGTTCAGTGGTCTCGCGAAGTTCTTCAACGACCAGTCGGCCGCGTCGGGTGACAACATCCTGACCAGCGCCGCGACCCCGGATGGCACCGACAACACCAGCATCTGGCTTGTGGCCTGGGGCATGCACACGGTCTACGGGATCTACCCGAAGGGCATGAAGGCTGGCCTCCAGATGCTGAATCTTGGCGAGGTGACGCACACCAACTCGGACGGGTCGATGCTCCAGATGTACCGCGACCACTACTCGTGGGACTGCGGTCTTGCGGTCGAGGACTGGCGCTACGTCGTGCGCATCAACTTCGACCTCGAGGACATCGTGGCGAACGGCGCCACCGGCCCCGTGCTCGACCAGCTCATGGCGAAGGCGCTGCGCCGGCTCCCGAGCCGGGCGCGCGTGCGTCCGTTCTTCTACGCGAACCGCGACACCCTGGACGCGATCGACCTCCAGGCGCACAACAAGACGACGTTCGGCTTCCACACCGTGCGCGACGCGCAGGGCCAGGACGTGAACAGCTTCCGCGGCGTGCAGATCCACCGCTGCGACGCCATCACCTCGGCCGAGAGCGGCATCTGATCCCAGGAGAACCCAACATGATCTTCGACGAATTGAACGAGTTCGCGGACGCTGCCTCGGTGGCAGCGACCGCTGGGACGGCGGTGGTTGGCGACGTGATCGACCTCGGCAACACCACGACCTACCTGGGCAACGGTGGCGAGCCGGTCTACGTGGTGATCGAGTGCACCACACAGATGATCACGGCAGGGTCGGCCGGAACGATCCAGTTCTTCCTCGTGAGCGATTCGCTGGCCACGCTCGGCAGCGCGACCGTCGCGAGCTGCACCACGCACGCCACGAGTCTTGCGATCGTCACGGACGACGCGACGGCCATCGGCGTCGGCATTGCGGCCGGCACCGCGACCTACCTGCCCAACCAGGCCAGCACGGTCAACAGCACTGGTGCGCGCAAGCCCATCCTGCTGGTGCAACTGCCGCCCGGCCCCTACGAGCGGTACTTGGGCATCCTCAAGACGGTGGCCACCACCGAGTGCACGGCCGGCGCGGTGAACGCCTACCTCACCAAGAACCCGAAGCTCTACACGTCGCTCCCGGACGCGATCTGAGGTCCCCATGAAGGTTCTCGCACGTTCCGCAGGGTTCTACCGTGGCCGGCGCATCCGCGTCGGCACGGTGTTCGAGTTGGCCGAAGGCGACAAGCTGGGCAAGTGGATGGACGAGGTCGGCAAGGACGGCAACGTCGTCAACCCCAAGCCGCGCAAGAAGCCTGTCTTCGTTCCCAAGCCCGCGATCGCCACGCTGTCGCAGGCCAACAAGGAGGGTCGACTCCCATGATGATGGAAGAACTTGGCAACTTCGCCACCAACCAGGCCATCGGCTTCGAGGTTGGCGCCCTGAACATCGGGTCGGCGGTGCTCCTGAGCGACAACAAGTACGACATGCAGAACCGGCGTCAGATGCCGGACGGCCTGTTCGTGGAGTTCCGCGTTACGGAGACGTTCACAGTTGGCGGTGGGACGCCCGTCTTGCAATTCGGGATGATGGTGGCAGACGATGCCATCTTGGCCACCAACGCGACCACCATCGGACTTTGTGGAGGAATCGTGCAGCTCGTGCCGTCGCTCGGAATCGGTGTGGAGAACGTGGCGACTCCGGCCTTGTTCGCGGCGCAACTGACGGCTGGGCTTGTGATGTTCATGCCGATTCCTCGCATGTCGGTGATGCAATCGGCAATCACTGGGTACACGGGTGGCGTCAAAACGACGCTCCAGCGGTATCTGGGCGCTTGCTGGTGGCAACCTGCATGGAGCACCAGCTTTTTCGACGCGGGTCGGATGTCGGCGCGTCTGGTTGCGCTCCCGCCGAACGCCGACTTCGGCCCCGACTCGATCTAGCCGGGCGCTTGATCGTGCAGCAACCCCGGCCGTTTCAGGACACCCTGAGCGGCCGGTTACACATCGGAACCACAGATGCTCCAGCACGCCGCAGCACTCTCCGACGACTTCGAGTACGCGATCGTCTGGTGGGGGCAGAGCAACGCCCGACCGCGCGGCACGCAGGCTGAGGGCATCGCCGCGGCCCCGGAACTCACGCTGTCCGCGGCTGGCATCGACCTGGCGATCACCTCCGGTTTCGTCGGGACGCAGGGCACCTCGGTCACCATCACGACGGCAACGACGCTCACGGCGAGCGCATGGGTGGGGGCCGAGCTTCGGTTGGGATCCAAGACCGCGCCGCTTGCCGGCTACGGCACGATCACGGCGAACGCGACGGGGACGGTCACCGTGACATGGACCGTTGCCGCGGACACCGCCGCGACGACCGCGTGGATCCACAAGAACGACCGCTGCAAGTCCTACCCGAACGTCCGGGTGCTCACGCCCTACCAGCCCGAGCAGGGCGGCGCCTACCCGACGACCGCGCCGAGCGTCCCGGGCTACGCCTTCCCGTCGACTGTCACCAGTTGGGAGGATGCGGCGCTGTTCCTGCCATTCACCTTCCTAGAAGGCGTGGACGGCCCCGGCGCTGTCGGCACCTGCACCTCCACGACGACCGTGGTCACGACCACCAGCGGCGCCCCCACGGTGGCCGCCTCGGTCTACATCGGCGGCACCGTCATCGTCACCAAGGCGTCGACCGGCGCAGTGTGGCGCGGGACCATCACCGCGAGCGGCGCCAACCTTGCCACGGTCACCGTTGCTAGCTGGGTCACGGCCTACAGCGTGTCAACCCCGGACGGGCTCACCGGGCTCACCTACGAGGTGCACCTCCCCTACTGGACCGACAACCCGCACCACGCGGTTCCCGGCCCCGGGTTCCGCTACCCGAGCAACGACATGCAGCCGAGGGCGACGCTGCTGAACCGCCCGGCTGCCGTCACGACCGCGGCATACGGCAGCTACTTCGGGGCGATGATCGCGTGCGCATGGCGCCTGTCGCAGCAGATCGGCCGGCGGGTGAACGTCATCCACCTCGGCATCAACGCCAGCACGCTGGTGAGCACGGGCACCATGTTCGGCGGCTCACCCGGACAAGTCGGATGGTTCACCCCGAGCACCCGCATCGACTGGACGCCGAACGCCACGGGCGGGCTGGCGGAACGGCTCGAGACCCTCGTGTCCGTTGCTGCGCCTGCGGCCCTGACCGCGGAGGGCAACACGAAGCCCCTGAAGATCCTGGGCATCGTGCAGTTCCAGGGCGAGAGCGAGGCGGGCGATGCCTACGGGCGTGAGGCATACGCCGATGCCCTTCCCGCGTTCTACACGTGGCTGCGCGGCGTCATCGAGGGGGCCGACCTATCGCCCTACAGCGCGGGCGTCAAGGTGCCGTGCGTCATCGCAGCGATCCCCACGTTCCCCTGGGAGACCGACATCCCCTCGCTGTCCTACGAGGGCGACACCGAGGGGCAGGTCAACCAGGCCATGGTCGACTTCACGGCCCTGGACGGGTTCGGCACGACGATCGACACCAACGACAGTCCGCAGCAGGACGCGGACCCGCTGCACTTCGACGGGGAGGGCGAGGCGATCAACGGCGCACTGGCGGCGGATGCCATGCTCGACATGGTGGGCTTGGCGTTCTCGTTGAGCGAGCGGAACAGCGAGGTCAAGGTCTGCAACCTGGCGTTGGGCTACCTTGGTGAGAGCCCCATCAGCAGCCTCGACCCGACCGTTGACAGCTCGGTGACGGCCAGTCTGTGCGCGCGGTTCTACGCGACGACGCGGGACGACTTGCTCGGGCGCCGTGCGTGGTCGTTCGCCACGAAGCGGAAGGTTCTCCAGGCGGTGACCTGCGAGTGGTCGGAATACGAATACGCCTACGGGGTCCCGGCAGACTGCCTTCGTCCGCAGAAGGTCTTGCCGCCAGACGGCGAGGATGACGACGCGATCGGCGTCTCGTCCGTTGTGACGCCGTGCGACGTGCAGCAGGCGCCGACGCAGCTCCCGAAGCTGCCGTTCTCGATCGAGCAGGACCGAGACGGCTACCGGGTGCTGTACTGCGACATCGAGGATGCCGTGCTGCGCTACACCGCGAAGGCGTGCGACGTGGCGCTGTGGCCGGCGTGGTTCACCAAGGCGCTCGCGTGGCTGCTTGCGTCCGACCTGGCGGGTGCGCTCATCAAGGGCGACAAGGGCGCGGAGCAGGTGGTGAGCTGCCTGCGTGTGGCCGAGGCGATCCTGGCCAAGGCCGGCGACCCCGAGGGATCGCAGCGAAGCGTTCGGATGACCCACAACCCTCGCAGCATCACGGGGCGGTGACCCGATGACGAACACGCGCACCTTGCAGCAGTCCTTCGCCGGGGGCGAGATCGGCGAGGACATGTTCAGCCGCGTCGAGGACGGCAAGTTCCGCGGCGGTGCGGCGCGACTGCGCAACTGGATCGTGCGGCCCACTGGGACGATCGCGACCCGGCCGGGGTTCCAGTACGTGGCGACCACGAAGGACTCGACCAAGGCGTCCCGGTTGGTCAGGTTTCGCACCGGACCCGATTCGACGGTGCACGTCGAGGTTGGCGAGGGCTACTTCCGCTTCCATACGGAGGGCTCTGCGATCGCGTTGGGGAGCACGCCCGCGGACTACGTCTCCAACATCACGTTCGTCGAAGCCGACGTGAACGTCGGAAGCAACGAGATCGTGCTCCCTGCGGCGTACTCGTTCACTACCGGAACGGCGATAGTGTTCACGGCAGACAACGGCGGCACGCTGCCATTGGGGCTGAACGCTGGCACGACCTACTACGCGATCGTCATCTCGACGACCATTTCGACGACCACGATCAAGGTCGCAGTGACGTTGACGCTGGCGCAGGCCGGCACAGCGATCGACATCCTGGACGACGGCGACACATCGGGGGCGAAGCGCCACCGATTCCAACTGGCCTACGAGGCGATGGACCTCGTTCGCTACAGCGGCACGAACTACTACTGCATCCAGAACCCGACCAGCAACGGCAACCCGCAGTTCGTTCCCGGCGTGGCGCCGACCTACTGGCACGCGCTGACCGGGACCATCTACGAGATCCCGAACGACTACCTTGCCGGCGACGTGTTCAACCTGACGCACGATCAGAGCAACGACGTTCTCTCCATGGCCAGCCTCTACTACCCGATGGGCGAGCTGCGCCGCTACGGGGAGACGGAGTGGCAGTTCATCGCGCCAAGCTTCTCGGCCAGCGTTGCCGCGCCGACTAGCGTGAACGTCACGGGGACGGCCGGAATCAACCTGACGATCACCGCGGCCACGACCGGCGGCGGGAACATCAGCCTTCTCACGACCAGCGCCAACCATCGGCTCGGGGCCGGGGACGTCATCTACCTGAGCGGACTACTGAACGGCGTTCCTGCTGCGTTCTGCGCGGACGGCTACTACTCGGTGGGCTCCTCAAGCGCGCTCGACACGTTCGTCCCTGTCCAGAAGGACGGGGCTACTGGCGTTGCAGCCACGGGCACCCACACGGCGAACACGGGGCGCGTTGCCTACGTCGGCAGTAGCGAGGACGCGACGAACTACTACGTGGTGACGGCGATCGGTCCCAACGGGGTGGAGTCGGTGGCCAGTTCATCCGCCAACGTCGTCAACAACCTGTTGGTGCGCGACGCGTACAACACGATCACGTGGGTCGCGAGCACGACGGCAGGGGTGACGCGCTACTTGGTCTACAAGCGGTCGAACGGGCTCTACGGCTACATCGGGCAGGTGGACGCAAACGAGGCGTTGACCTTCCGAGACGACAACATCGACCCCGAGCTTGGCGAGTCCCCGCCGATCCTCGACGAGAGCCTGGATACCAACTACCCGGCAGCGGTGGCGCACTTCGAGCAGCGTCGGGTGTTCGCCAACACGACGGAGAACCCGCAGCAGGTGTGGGGGACACGAAGCGGCACGGAAAGCGATCTTGGCTACCACATCCCGGTCAAGGACGACGACCGAATCAGCTTCGCCATTGCCAGCCGCGAGCCGGCCGCGATCAAGCACATCGTCCCGGTGGCGCAACTGCTGCTGCTGACCGAGAGCGGCGAGTATCGGGTGACGCCCATCAACACGGATGCGATCACGCCGAGTTCGATCGCGGTGCGCGCGCAGAGCTACATCGGGAGCACGCACGTCCGCCCGCAGATCGTCAACACCAGCGTCCTGTTTGCGGCTGCCCGCGGTGGCCACGTGCGCGAGCTGGGCTACTCGGCGCAGATCGACGGCTACTTGACGGGTGACCTGTCGATCAGGGCAAGCCACCTGTTCGACACGTTCGAGCTGACCGACAGCGCATACACCAAGGCGCCTTACCCGATCGCGTGGTTCACCTCGGACAACGGCAAGCTCCTGGGGCTCACCTACGTTCCCGAGGAAGGCGTTGGCGCCTGGCACTGGCACGACACCGACGGGGTGTTCGAGAGCATCAGCGCGGGGCCGGAGGGCAGCGAGGACCGGCTCTACGCCATCGTGCGTCGGACGCTCAACGGGTCCACGGTGCGGACGGTGGAACGCATGGGAGCGCAGGCAACGCCGGCCGAGCTCGAGGACGCGTTCCAGGTCGATTGCGGTCTGACCTACGACAGCACCGCCGCGACGACCATCAGCGGGCTTTCGCACCTGCAAAACGAGGCGGTGTCCGTCCTGGCCGATGGGCTGGTGGTGGACGGAAAGACGGTCTCGGCCAGCGGCACGATCGCCCTGAGCACCGCCGCGAGCGTGGTGCACGTGGGTCTCCCGTTCACCTGCGACATGCAGACGCTACCGCTCGCGGTCCAGGTCGAGGCGTTCAGCCACGGCCGCACGAAGAACGTCAACCGGGTGTGGCTGCGCTGCATGGACTCCGGGGCGTTCGAGGTCGGCCCCAGCACCGCACTCCTCCGCTCGTCGGACCCTCGCGGCGAAAGCGCCGGGGAGTTCTCCAGCGGGCAGGTCATGGTCCCGGTCGACGGCAAGTGGACGGACGACGGGCAGGTGTGGTTGCGGCAGAGTGACCCGCTTCCTGTTACGGTGGTGGGTCTTGTAATCGAGGTTTCCATCGGAGGCTGATGAGCACTTACGGTCCGCCACCCTATTCGTCGGGGCTCGGCGCGGGTGGCTATGGGCCGCTCGCGTCCGGCTACAGCTACGGGGGTCCCCAGTACCCCGGATACGTCAGCACCGCCCGCGATGGCGGATTCTCCTCGGGCCTGGTTCGCGACCACGGCCCCTACGCCGAGGGCTACCGCGGCGGCACGACGGCTTCGGCTGAGTCGAGCCAGAGCGGCGGCGGGGCACCGGCCGGGAACATCCTTGCCGGAGTGTTCGACATGGTGGGCGGCTACTACAAAGCCCTTTCCCGCCGCGGGGAACTACGGCAGCAGGCGCTTTCGCTCGACTTCGAGGCGTTCACCAGCCAACTCGACGCGAGGAGCAGCGAACTCGACGCGATGGCCGTCCTGGACGCGGGGAAACAGGAGCTGGGGCAATACTCGATGCAGTCCGGGCAGTTCCGGGCCTCGGTTGCAGCGTCTCAGGCTGCCAGCGGGGTGCAAGCCGGGGTCGGCTCTGCGGCCGAGGTGCTGGCGTCGTTGGACCTGAAGAAGGAACTGGACACGATGACCATCAAGAGCAACGCGGTCCGCCGTGCTGCCGCGCTGCGGATCCAGGCGCAGAACCAGCGCAACGCCGCCGACATGGCCAGGGTCTCCGCGGCTAACTCTAGGCGTACCGCCCGCGGCATCACCGGATACTCGCAGTTGGTGACTGGGCTGGCGACTCTCCTCGGATCTTCCGGGGGTGGCGGCGGATCGTGAGGACGTCCCCATGAGAATCGATTTCGTTCCAGGTGTGAGCATGCAGCCGGTTCAGACGCCCGGCACCGACGCGCCGCGCGTGCAGCCGACCGGCGACAACGGCGAGCAGGATGCGATCATGCGCGGGGCCACAATCGGCCTGCGCCTAGGCGAGCAGTGGAAGGACAACATCGACCGGGCCGCGCTGACCGAGGCCGACAACCGCATGGCCGAGAGCGTGCGGGAGACGATGCAGGACCCTGAGAAGGGCTACCTGTCGACCGTGGGCAAGAACGCGGTGGGCGACAGCCGGCGGCGGGCGGAAGGCACGCTGAAGGAGCGGCGCGAGGCGATCGAGGCCGGGCTTTCGGCCGACCAGCGGCTGGCCTTCGCCGAGCAGGCCAACCGTCGGCAGGGTCGGGCGCTCGCCGCGATGGACGAGCACGAGCAGCACCAAGGGCGCGTGTGGGCCATGGGCGAGACCGAGGCACGGGCCAAGTCGATCGGCCAGGATGCGGTTTCCGCGTGGGGCACGCAGGAATGGCCGGTGATGCATGGCAGCCTCCTGACCGCGATCGACGACTACGCGGATCTGGCGGGCCTCGGCGACGAGGGCAAGAAGGCGCTGCGATCCGCGGCTACGACGGAGCTGCACGGGACCATCGTCGAGCGGCTGGTGGGCCGCGGGATGACCGCGGAAGCGAAGGCGCACCTGGCGCAGTATCGGGACGAGGTGGCGTCGGACAAGGCGGGCGACCTTGGCCAGCTTGTCGCACAAGCGGACGAGGAACAGACCGGGATTCGGACGGCACTGCGTCTCGGCCGCGACCTTCCGTCTCTCCAGCAGCAGCACGAGGCGCTTGCCGCGGACTTCGAGGCCGGCACCGTCAGCGCGAACGTCTACAAGACGGCCCTATCCCACCTTCGCGCCAACGATCAGGAGCGGCGTGCCGGCAGGAGTCAGGCGAGGACCGAAGCCCGCGAGGAGTTCCAGGCGTGGGCGCAGCAGCACCGGATGAAAGCCGACTGGGCCTTCCGCATGCTGCCAACCGCGATGTCTCAGAAGCTGGACGACCTCGGCTTGCTGGAAGAGGCCGAGCAGTGGTTGCAGCAGGGCGGGCAGTGGATCACGACGGAGGCAGGGCTCTACGCCAGCCTCAACGCGGAGCAGATGGTGGGCGCGTTCAAGAGCCGCCAAGAGGCGATCGACAAGATGCGCCCGCAGATGGACGACAAGACCCTCGCGTTCTTCGTGGAACGCTACGACCGCGCGACCGGGGCCGCCGCCAACGCTGCCGGTGGGCAGTCGAAGGTGAACCTCGCCGAGGACGATCTCATCAAGGAGTCGATGCTCGCGAACTCCGTCGTAGTGCTCGGGTCTGACGGCAAGGTGCAGCCGGGCGACACGCTCAAGGCTCTCCAGTGGGGAAACGCGATCCGGGAGCGGGTGGCTGCGAAGTCCAAGGGCAAGGAGCCAACCAGCGACATGTGGCGCGAGGCCGGCAAGGAACTCGCCGCGAACTACATCGAGACCCGCGCCGCCGGCAAGGTCTACCTGTTCCAGAACCCGACGCAGGAGCAGCGGCAGGGGGCGTTCCTTACGCTGCCCGATGGGCGGCAGATTGAGGAACGGCGCATGGAGGGATGGCGCGAGCCGATCCTGAAGTACCTGGAAGCCTTGAAGCGGAACGACCCGCAGCAGTATGCCCGTGTGGTGCCGACCGGCGAGGTGACGGAACTGGCCATGGCGACCGCGTTCGATGCCGTGCTGACGGAGCGCAACCGGCAGATGCAGGAGGCTGCGGCGCAGGATGCGGAAGCGGCGCGGCTGGCCAAGTGGCAGGAGCGCGAGGCGTGGCGGGCCGGGGCCAAGCCAGTGGCCGTTCCCAAGACGGCAGCGGAGGAGATGGCGGCCAGGAAGGAAGCGTGGGCAGCGGAGACCGCGCAGCGCCAGCAGGCTTTGCGCGATTCGAGCCGCAAGCAGCAGCAGGGCGCCGAGTACGTCGCGATGCAGTACGACGGTTACGTCAGTGCCTACGCCGGGCTGGGTCTGCCACCGCTCACGCAGGAGAAGCACGACGAGCTTGTCGAGGACCTCATCAAGCAGCACGGCAGTTACCTGCGTAACTACGACCTGGACGAGAACCGGATCCGCCGCCGCCTGACCGAACACCGCATCGAACTCCAGAGGAAGAAGTGAGCAACTTCGCAGCGCCCGAGCCAACGTCTGGCGGCATCGCCATCCCGAAGCCGTCGACTCCCGACATGGACGGCTTGCTGCGGACGGCGCGGGAGTCCATGGCCGAAGTGCCGTTCCAGGAGCCGCAGTCGAGCGGCCCGAACGAGTGGGATTCCCTGGTGGTTCGGCAGCGGCAGCAGCGCGTGGAACAGGCCGACCGCGAGCTGCAAACGGTCTGGCGCGTCGCCGTCAACTCCGACCCCGACGTTGCCGCGGAGGCGCAGCAGATCGCCAAGGAACTCGGGCTGCCGAGTGCGATGGTGGCCGACAACATCGAGGTTGCGCGCGAGGCGATGAAGCGGCGAGCCATCCGCTTTCAGGACCTGGAGCAGAAGTATCCGAACGTCCTGGATCGCATGGGCGACATCGAGTTCGTTCGCCTGGCCCACGACGACATTGGCAACCTCAAGGCCACCGAAAGCACCTGGGAGTGGCTGGGCCGGCAGGGCGAGGCGGGCATGGCTGCGAACCAGCGCGGCTACCTCGGCGTGCGCCGTGCGCTCGGGTGGATGACCCCCGACGAGCAGGCCGAACTCGACCGGCTCAACGTGCTGATGCGGGAAGCCGGCCAGGACAGCGGCATCGCCGCGGCGACGGCGCAGACCCTCGGGCAGATGGCGGGCACGGTGCCTCTGGCCATGGGCGTTGGCGCTGCCGCGGCCGGGTTCGCGTCCCTGGGCGGCCCACTGTCTGCCGGCGCAGCCTTCACGGGCGGCACCGCGGCGGCGGGGTTCAGCATGTCCGCGATGATCGAGGGCGGCAACGCCTACGAGGACATGCTGGCGCAGGGCATCGACAAGGACACCGCGGCGAAGGCGGCCTTCGGGGTGGTGGCCCCGGTGAACGGTGCCTTGGAGATGGTGGGCATGCACTACTTCGCGGCGCCCTTCAAGAGCGCGTTCGCCAAGCTGGCGACGAAGAAGGTGGCAGGGAAGCTGGTGAGCGAGACCGCGGGAAGCGCGTTCGACCGGTTCGCGCGTTCCTACGCCAAGAGCTACCTGAGCGAGATCGGCACCGAGGTTCTGCAAGAGGCGGTGTCGATGTCGGCCGGTGGCGTCGCTCGAGCTGTTTCCCGCCCCGACCTGCCCGCGATGACCTGGGCCGACATCATGGGCCAGCTCGGCGAGATCGCCGGCAAGACGGCGCAGGGCATGCTACTGCCAGCGCTGCCCGGCCCCGCGTTCCAGTTCGTGGGCGACAGCATCACGGCGCGGCAGTCGCTGGTGGAGCAGCAGTTCCTGAAGGACGCGATCGCGCAGCAGGGCGAGAGCAAGGTGGCCAAGCGGGCACCGAACGCCCGGCTGGAGTTCCTCGCGGCCACGGCGCGCGGGTCGGACGGCGCCACGACCTACGTGCGGACCGAGGCGGCGTTGGATGCGCTGCGGCAGGACGGGCTGACCATCGAGGACCTGTCCGCCAAGTCGCCCGAGATCGCAGCCAAGCTGAACGAGGCGCGCGAGAAGGGGCTGGAGAGCGCGAGCTTCCCCACGGCCACCTACATCGGGAAGCTGCAAGGCACGACCTTCGGCGAGACGTTGCTGCCCCATCTGCGGCTGTCCGAAGCCTCCATGAGCCTGGAGGAGTTGAGGCAGTTCGCCAAGGACGAGCCGAAGCGGACCGCCGAGGCGGCTGCGCTGATCGAGGCTTACAAGGCCACGTCGAAGGAGTGGGCGGACAGCAGCGCCAAGGTGCGCGAGGACTACCGCACGAGCATCCTGCAAGCCGGGCGTTCCGAGCAGGAAGCGACCACGGTCGCCTCGTTCCTGACCGCGTTCGCGGAGACGCAGGCGTATGGGCTGGGCATCACGCCGAGCGAGTTCGTGGCGCGGTTCCCGTTGCAGGTGGTGCGCGGGGCGGTGGCGGCGCGGGAGACGTTCCAGCAGACCAAGACGGACTCGCCCGAGTTTGCCAACTGGTTTCAGGGCAGTCGCGTGGTGGACGAGAAGGGCAAGCCGCTGGTGGTCTACCACGGGACCAACCGCGACTTCTCGACGTTCGACATCGGCAGCGCGAGTTCCAAGACCGGCAACCCCAACGCGCAACTTGGGTTCTTCTTCTCCGACTCATCCGCCGAAGCGTCGCGCTACGCGAAGGACTGGGGCGCCAACGGTGGTCGGGTCATGCCCGTCTACGTGACGATCCGCAACCCGTACCAGATGTCCTACAAGGAGTTCAACGACCTTGCGATGGCCGAGTACCGAGGTCTCTCGGACATGGTCGTCAAGGGGCAGCCGACCGCCGAGCAGAAGGCGCGCATTGCGGCAGCTCAGGACGGCGCGCGCGCAGACGCCATTCGCAGGCGCGACGAGCTGATTGCGGAAGGGTTCGACGGTGTGGTTGTGAAGATCGGCGGGGGGCGCGAGTTCATCGCCTTCCGCCCCGAGCAGATCAAGAGCGCGACCGGCAACCGCGGCACCTTCGACCCCGCGGACCCGAACATCCTCCGGCAGGGCGACACCAAGGGAACGTTCGATCCACGCTCCCTGACGATCGCGCTCTCCGAGAGCGCTGACTGGTCGACGCTGCTCCACGAAAGCGCCCATTTCTACCTCCACGTGCTCGCCGAGCTTGCCACGAACCCCGAGGCAACCCGAGCCGCTGCCGACTTCCAGACCTTCGCCACCTGGACGGGCGTGAGGGACGTTGCCACGTGGAACGCGATGTCGCTGGACGAGCAGCGCCCGCATCACGAGGCGTTCGCGCGTTCGTTCGAGCTGTTCCTCTACGAGGGCAAGGCGCCTTCCGCGGAACTGCGGACGCTGTTCGAGCGGTTCCGGGCGTGGCTGGTGAGCGTCTACCGCGACATCGTGGGGCAGTTGAATACCAACTACCGCGCCGAGTTCGGCCGGGACCTTCCCGCGCTGACGCCTGAGGTGCGCGGCGTGATGGGCCGGCTGGTGGCTGCGGACGAGGCGATCGCCAAGGCGGAAGCGATCCGCGACATGAAGCCGCTCTTCCAGACCCTGGAGGAGTCGGGCATGACCGCGGAGGAGTTCGCGGCCTACGAGCAGTCGATCGCGGAGGCGCACGAGGCTTCGGTCACGGACCTGGGCAAGGCGTCCCTGCGGCAGATGCAGTGGCTCACGGGCGCGCGTGCCCGGCTGACGAAGCAGTTGCAGAGCAAGAACGAGAAGCTGCGCCGGGAGGCGGAACGCGAGGTCGAGCAGACGATCGCGCTCGAACCGGTCTACCGGGTGGAACGGTGGCTGCGCCGCGGCGAGCTGGTGAGCCAGGACGGCAAGGTCGAGAAGGAGCCGGGGCCGGACCACAAGCTGAACGTCGCCGAGGTGCGCAAGATGCTTGGGCTGGTGGTGCCCGAGAAGCTGCCGAAGCGGGCGAAGGAGCGCATGGAACGCCCTGTCAAGCGGGCGAAGCAGCGTCCCAAGAGCATGGTTACGCGCATCCGCGAGCTTGGCGGCATCAGCCGCTACTCGTGGGAGTCGACATACCCTGGCGAGCGGCGCGGCGAGTTCAAGATCAAGGGCGTGGTGCGTGGCAAGCGAGGCGAGACCGCGGCCACCAGTTCGGGCGGCATGCGGTGGGAGGACATGGCCAGGGCGCTCCAGAGCGACGGCTACGGTCCGCAGCAGGGCGAGGAAGTCGACGCGGCAGATTACTCGTGGTTTGTCGATGCGCTGACCGATGCGTCTGCCGGATCGCCTACCTACCGGGAATCGGACTACTACGGGAGCCCCAATGCGGAGCCAGACAGCCTTCCTCCCGAGGATCCTGAGCAACGGGCGGCGCGGTTGGCGGCGGAAGATGAGTCGTGGGCCGAGCGCGCGGCGATCCAGTCCGAGGAGGACCTGGACGCGGCGACGGTGGACCCGTGGGACTTGGGCAACACCAGCCCACAGGATGCTCTGCTGCGTCTCGGTTACGGCAAGTTCGGCATGCTGAGCAAGGAGGGCCACGGGCTGGACGCGGTGGCCGAGATGTTCGGTTTTGCCAGCGGCGAGCAACTGCTGCGCGAGCTACTGACGGCGCCGCGGCTGGACGCGCGGGTCGCCATGGAGGCGGATGCGCTCATGCTCGACCGGCACGGCGACATGGCCACCCCGGAGGCGCGGGAGGCTGCCGTCGAGGAGGCGCTGCACAACGAAGCCAGGATGCGGTTCGTCGCAACCGAACTGCGCTGGCTGTCCAAGTCGACCGAGCCCGTGCGGATCATGGTCCAGGCGGCCCAGGAGGCTGCCAGGGAGGCGATCGCGGCGCTACCCGTGCGGCAACTCACGCCGAGGACGTTCGCGCTTGCAGAGGCCCGTAGCGCGCGTCTGGCAGCCAAGGAAGCCAAGGCCGGGAACATGGTCGAGGCGGTTCGCGCCAAGCGGCAGCAGTTGCTGCACAGCCACATGGCGGCCGAGGCGTTGCGGGCGCGGCGCGAGGTGGACACCGCCAAGGCGGACTTCAAGCGGTTCTTCCGCCCCGACGAGAAGCTGGCCAAGACCAGGAACGTCGACTTCGTGAACGCGGGCCGCGCGGTGCTCGCGTGGTATGGGCTCGGGCCGAAGGGCGACAAGCCGCCGGGTGCCTACGTGCAGGCGCTGCGGGAGTACAACCCGACGCTCTACGCGGAGATGGAGCCGACCCTGGCGCGGGTGGTGGACACCCCGAGGGACTACCGCGACCTGGCGACGGACGAGTTCCGCGCCCTGGTGGTGACGGTCGACGCACTGTGGGACGCAAGCAAGCGATCCCGGCAGATCACCGTCGAGGGGCAGCAACGGGAGCTTGCCGAGGTCACCGGGGAAGTCCTGGCCCGGCTGGGCGAGATCGGCGTGCCGGCTGTGCTGCCTGGCGAGAAGGCGGACGTGACCGAGGGCCAGCGGAAGATCCGCGGCATCCACCAGATCGGGGCGGCGCTCAAGCGGGTCGAGCATTGGGCCGACACCCTGGACGGTGGCAAGTCTGGCCCGTTCACGCGCTACGTCTGGCGCCCGGTGCAGCAGGCGATCGACGCCTACCGCGTGCAGCGGAACAAGGTGGTCAAGAGCTACGTCGACCTGATGGGCGAGATCGAGTGGCCGCAGGGCAAGATCGACGCGCCGGAACTCGGCTACACCTTCGGGGCCGACAACGGCGGCGGCGGGCTGGCGACGCTGATCGGGGCGATGCTGCACACCGGGAACGAGAGCAACTTCCGCAAGCTGCTGTTGCCGGATAACCGGCGATGGGGCGAGGTGGACGCCGAGGGCAACCTGGACAAGAGCCGGTGGGACGCCTTCATCGCGCGGATGATCGACAAGGGCATCCTCACCAAGAGGCACTTCGACTGGGTCCAGAAGGTCTGGGACCTGACGGAGTCGTTGAAGCCGGAAGCGCAGAAGGCGTGGCACGACATCAACGGCGTGTACTTCAAGCCGGTCGAGGCGTCGGCGCGGACGCAGACCTTCAAGGACGGGAGCACCGCCACCTACCGCGGCGGCTACGTCCCGGCCAAGGTCGACGGGTTCCTGGTGCGGGACGCCGATGTCCACCAGAAGCTCGCCGAGCTGGAAGCCGACTTCCGCAACACGATGCCGAGCGTCCCGTCGGGCTTCGGAAAGTCCCGTGTCGAGGGCTACACCAAGGCGCTGAGCCTGGACGTGCGCAAGATCGCGGCGCACCTGGACAGCGTGGTGCGGTTCATCCACGTCCAGCCGGCGATCCGCAGCGTGCTCAAGGTGGTCAACGACCGCGCGGTCTCGGCGACCCTGAGCCGGGTGGACAGCACGGCCGTCAACGACCTGATCTTGCCGTGGCTCAACCGGGCGGCGCAGCAGCAGACCATGGAGGGCGACCCGAGTTCGCTGGTGAACCGCTTCTGGAACGCCGTGCGCAAGCGGACCGGGATGAGCGCCATGTTCGCCAGCCTGTCGAACGCCATGCAGCAGCTCACCGGCTACTTCCCGGCCGCGCTGAAGGTGGCCCCGCGCTACCTCAAGGGCGGGCTGGCTGCCTACGCCAAGGACTTCAAGGGCACGACCGAGGAGGTGGCGAAGCGGTCCGAGTTCATGGCGACCCGGCTGGACAACCAGACGTTTGAGATCGCCGACGCGATGAACGACGTGTTGGTGAACCCGACGCGCTTCGACAAGGTCAAGAAGTGGAGCGACCGCCACGCCTACTTCCTCCAAAGCGCGTTCCAGAACCAGGTCGACGTGGTCACGTGGTTGGGCGCGTACAACCAGAGCATCGAAGCCCAAGGCGCGATCGACCCGGCCACGGCGGAACGGGAGGCGGTGCAGAAGGCCGACGCGGCGGTGCGCCTGACGCAAGGTTCTCGAGACCCGGAGAGCTTGGCCCGGTTCGAGGCGTCGACCCCGTTCGTGAAGCTGTTCACGCAGTTCAGCGGCTACTTCAACATGCTCGCCAACCTCAACGCGAGCGAGTATCGGAAGCTCTTCCGCGAACTCGGCTGGGGCGCGTTCGGTCGCAAGGGCGCCGGGCGGCTGGCCATGCTCTACGTGCTCGGCTTCGGTGCGCCGACGCTGATCGCGGACGCCATCGCCAAGAGCTTCGCGGGCAAGTGGGACGACGAGGAAGGCGACGGCTACAGCGACGATCTAGCCGCGTGGTTCTTCGCGGCGAACGCCAAGGGCGCGGTGAGCCTGCTCCCAGGCGTCGGCCCCGCGGTGAACGCGGTGATCCGCGGCGTGTCCAGCTCCAGCCCCTACGACGACCGGATGAGCCTCGCCCCGAGCATCACCGCGTTGGAGGCTGCAACCTTCGGTGTGGCCAAGACCGCGGAGAACGTAGCACAGGGCAAGCTGTCCGGTCGCAACGTGCGCGACGTGCTGACCTTGCTCACGCTGCTGACGGGCGTCCCGGTGTCCGCCTTGGGCAAGCCGATCGGCTACGCGATGGACGCGAACGCGGGCAAGTTCGAGCCGACCGGCCCGGTGGACTACGGGCGCGGGATGCTGACGGGGATCGCATCCGAGGCGTCGAAGCGGTAGTCTGCGAGCGTCGATAATCCACCCGAAACGGGCATGCCACCACGTTGGTGGAGATGCGACAACCACCGCCCGCGAACACGGCAAGTTTGCGGGCGGTGTAGTTTCTGGTAGCGTGCCAGAATGAGCGACGAGCCCATCAGCTACACCGACGCGCTGCTCGAAAAGATCCTTGGCGAGCTGCACCATCTCCGCCGCATGGTGAGCGGCGTTCTCGACGAAGCGGTCTACCGAGTCGCCAGGAATGACGACACGCCGAAGGATCGCCCGCAGGAGCTTCCACCGGCCCCTCCGGGATGGGGGAGCGAAGGGCGATGAAGACCATCATCGAGGCGGCGCGCGAACTGAACGACCCCAAGACGGCCGCGTTGGTGGAGCGGTTCACCAGCGCCGAGACGGAGCTGTTTGGCGTGGCGTTCGGCAAGATGATGGCCGACGTCCCGTGGCAGGAGTGCAACCAGCCGACGCACACCTTCCGCATGCGGACGCCGATGCCCCCGGTGCCAGCCGGATGGATCTTGCAAGATCCTGAGTAGCACACTTGCGCACGGTCCGCTAATGTGTTAGCCTTGCACCCGCGAGGCTTCCACATGCTACCTACCCACGACATCCCCGCCGTTCGCTGTGAGGCTGCGGCGCCAGGGGTCGAGGTGGCTGTGGGGGCCGCGTGCATGGCGAGAGAGATGGGACCGCCCCGGCGTGTTGAGAGGCACGCCGGGGCATTTACACGGGTTGCGCATGGTGCCGTCGCGGAGCAAAGCTGCCAGTCAGCCCTTCGTGCCGCGGGGCTCGAATCCCCGGCGATCCACCAGAGTAGGCGTGTTGGCCCACGCGCCGGCCGTGGCTCGCAAGGGCAAGCCGGCATCATCTTCTGCGTGACGGGCGGGCACGGCGACCCGCGGCGAGTTGGCAAGCCAAGGCTCGCTTTGCATGGCCCGCGGTCCGGTGTGGGACGGCGGGAATGCGATACGTGGTTCGACTCCACGGTCACGCTTCATTCACGCTCCAGTAGCTCAGTTGGAAGAGCGGCCGCGTTCTAAGCGGCGGCGCGCTGGTTCGAGTCCAGCCTGGAGCACCATTCACCCACGTAGCTCAGAGGAAGAGCGGCGGTTTCCTGAACTGATGGTCGCAGGTTCGAGTCCTGCCGTGGGCAACTTTCCTTTCCGCGAGGTGACCAAGTGACCGACCCCAAGCCGGAGCGCGTGTGCGCGAACTGCGAGTTCTACACCCGTGCGCGCGACTACCTGATCGGCCGCGTCACGTGTCCATGCTGCGAGCAGACGAGGCAGTGCGTTCCTGACTGCACGTTCGCCGAGGACTGTTGGGACGCGCACTGCGAGATGGAGCTTGCCCGAACTGCCCTGCACGGGCCGAAGGAGTCCTAGCCATGACGAACCCCACCATCCCCCCGCAGCAGCCCAAGCCCGAGCGCGTGTGCTGCCACTGCCAGTTCTATTTGCCCGACTCGTGGCGCAACGGCACCTGCAACATCGGCAACCATTTGCCGCCGTTCCTGCAAGTCGACGAAGCGATGGACCGCCGCGTCCATGAGAGTGACACCTGCGTCCTGTTCCGAGCCAGCGAGGAGTCCTAGCCATGACGAACCCCAACATCCCGCCCGAGCCGCAGATCATCAACCTCGCCGATGCATTGCGCGCGAGCGTTGCAGCCGCCCCCGCTCCGGTGCAAGCCGACCGGCTCATCACCGCGATGGCCAACATCGACTGGGTGCAGTTCACGATGAACGGTGGCGGCTGCTTCCATCTCGATCCTGACGGCAGCCTGTGCGGTAGGGCGATCCGGTGGCCAGGTCATCAGTCCGAGGACGCCGACCACCTGTTCGTGCCGCTCCACGTCGCGGCCACGCAACTGGCGAAGTCCGCCCCCGCTCCGGTGCGCATCAGCCCGGAGGTGCAGATGGTGCCGCTGGCAGGACGCAACGATGCGGTAGCCCAACGCGACCGCGCCGAGTCCGAGCTGGACGCGGAACGGAAGATGCGCATCGAGGCTGAGGCGGCGGCAACGAGGGCCGAGGCCGAATCGGCTACGTTCAGCCGCCGACTGGCCGAGGCACTTGTCCGCAACGACGAGGACGACCTTGGTTGCGACCGTGCGCGCATGGAAGAGATGCGGGACGAACGCGACGCGCTCAAGGCTCAGGAAGGCGAGTGGGCCGATCAGATTTCCGCCGCGCTGAACTCGACTGCCGACAAGCTGGGGCGCACCCCTTCGATGATCGCTGGCCACGTCCGCCGCGAGCATGAAGCGCACACCGCATGCTTTGACCGGCTCCGCAAGGCGGTTGACGAACGCGACGCGCTCAAGGCTCGCCTGGGCAACATCGAGTGCTTGCACTGCGGCGACATCGACCCGGACGTGAGCCACTGGGAGCAGTGCAAGGAGCATCCGGCTCGGGCTACGGTGGACGCGCTCAAGGCGAAGCTGGCGGCGCGGTCCGAGAAGGATTCGCACTCGTGGCACGAGCTATACAAGGACACCAAGGCGAAGCTCGCGGCGCTGGTGAAGGCTGCCGATCCGTTCGCATGCGACCAAGGCTGCGATGCCGTGCACCACCCAGTCAAAGACAGGCACGACCAACGCGACAACTGCCCCGTTGTGGCCAGACTCCGTGCCGCCATCGCCGCGGCCCGCGGAGGTGCTTCGTGAAGTCCTTCCCCATCCTCGCCGCGCTGGCCGCATCCGTGGGTGGTGTTGACCCGTTCATGCCGCGCCTGCCATCGCCTCGCAAACGCTACGTCCCGCAGCCGGTCGACCACGAGGCCGAGTGCCGCAAGTTCCACGGCAAGGTGTTGGTCCACCGAGTGAATGGGGACCGGAGAAGGGTGGCCGCTTACAGCGACGAGGTCGCGTTCTTCGACTTCCGAACCAGCCGGGTATTCGTGCGCAGCTTCCGCAAGGCGCTGGACTGGATCCGCAACGCCGACGTGGTGGGAGGCGAATCGTGACCGCCACCACCGAACAACTCCTGGCCCTGCTGCGGGACGCCAAGGAGTTCCTAGACCACGCCGCGATCTGCGACGTGGCCACCTGCTACAGCCCGTGGGTGACCTGCACCTGCGGCATGCGGCTGCTCATGATCCGCGTCGAGGAGGCGCTGGCCAACCATTCGGAAGCGCCGAACAGTTCAACGGGAGACGACGATGGAAGCTGAACCGCCATTCCGCCCAGGAGACGTAGGGGTGTCACGATGACCGACAACATCGCCCTGGCCATGCTCCGCGCCGGCATCGGTGCCCGCGTTCGGCTGTCCCGTCCCGCCGCTGTGCTACTCGGCGTCTCGTGCCCCGAGCCGGTCGAACCCGAAGCGCCTCGCCCCATCCTGCCGCCAACGACCTTCGGCGGACCGACCCGCCTCCCCGCGGGGATCACCGAGGGCGATCTGCTGTGCGGCTACGGGGGCCAGCCGTGACGATGCGAGAGCTACACCTCTTCGCTGGCATCGGCGGCGGAATCCTCGCCGGCAAGCTGCTCGGTCACCGCTGCGTCGGCGCGGTCGAGATCAACGCCTACTGCCGCCAGGTGCTCGAGGCTCGGCAACGCGAGGGGATCCTCGAGTCCTTCCCAATCCACGAGGACGTGTGCACGTTCGACGGGAAGCCGTGGCGCGGCAAGGTCGACGTGGTTTGCGGTGGTTTTCCCTGCACCCCGTGGTCAACCGCCGGCAAGCGCCTCGGCACCGCCGATCCCCGCCACCTGTGGCCCGAGATGGCCCGCATCATCGCTGAGGTTCGCCCCGCCTATGTCTTCGCAGAGAACGTTTCCCTGGCCGCATTCGAGCAACCTTGGCGAGACCTTCGCGGGATGGGCTACCGAGTCCCGCCGGCTCTCGAGTTGTCTCCGGCAGACCTTGGGGGCTCACAGTCGCGCGACCGATGGTGGTTACTTGCTTCCCGCGGTGACGACGAAAGCAAACGACTGGTCGCCCAGTATGCAGCGGCATCCGGGGCATGCGAGGATGCTCTATCTGGTTGGGAGGCGGTTACGTGGTGGGGAAGCGGCTGCATTTCGCCACCTCTTGATGGGCCTGCCGATCGGATGGGCGGATCTCGAGCGGTCGGCAATGCCCAGGTTCCAGCAGTGGCTGCGGCTGCATTCCGCATCCTTCTCGAACGCGAGATGAGCAGCCGATGATCCGCGACCCCAAGAAGCACCCCGCGGCCAAGTCGATCGACCTCGAGCGCCTGCGCAAGATGCGTCTGGCCGGGAAGCCGAACGCCGCGATCGCCAAGGCGCTCCGATGCTCCACCGCGCTGGTGTCCCGTCTGGCCCTGCGGATGGGATTGCCCCGTCGCTGCGTCGACGCGGCGGCCATGCCGGCGGTGCCCACGGCGACCCTGGCCGAGCTGTACCAGACGCACGGGCTGCACGAGTTAGCCAAGCTGGTTGGCGCGAGTGCCACCTACGTCTCGGACCGCTTGAAAGCCCACGGGGTCAAGCTGCGCCGCGAAGGCGAACAGATCGGGCAGGAGTGGCAGCAGGACGAGTGCGCCGCTCTGCGTGCGCTGGGGTGGGGATACGCGAGGATTGCCCGAAGGCTGGGGCTCACGTGGTGGAAGGTCTACCGGCGGTGCCGGCGGGCGGGCGAACAGAACAACAAGCAACGAAACGAGAAGTAACCATGGCAGCACGAGTAGCAACGATCTCTCTCACCGGCATTTCCCCGTACAGCCCGAGCAAGGCTTACGACCCCGACGTAGATCCGCGCGGCGAGAAGGAGACCGCGGACGATCACGAGAAGCGCGTTTGGCGCAACCGCATCCATCGCGCTGAGGATGGGACGGCCCTCATCCCTGCGATGATGGTGCAGTTCCTGATCCAGTTCATTGCGAAGCGCATCGGCGCCAAGATCCCAGGCAAGCGGAATGCCACCTACACGAAGCACTTCGAGGGCGGCATCATGGTGCAAGACGACGTCCGTATCGAAGGCACGCACTGGGAGAAGGTGCGCGGCCAGTGGTTCCACCTGAACGCTGACGGCAAGCGAGGCGGCGGCACCCGCGTCTGGCGTTGCATGCCCATGATCGACAAGTGGGACGTGACGTTCGACGTGGTGCTGCTCGACGACGAGATTCCCGAAGAACTGTTCGAGCGCGTGGTGCGCGAGGGCGGTCTCTTCTGCGGGTTCGGCAGGTTCGCTCCCCGCAAGGGCGGGACGAACGGCCGATACCAAGTGCGCAAGATCACCTGGGGCAAACTGACAGCCTAGGCGACACGAAACGAGACGACGAAAAACAAAACAAGTCGACGTGAGTCGAATTGATACGACCCGAAGCGAATTGACCCGATTCGAAGCGAAAGCCGCGCGCTATTGGCGAGGCACCAACATTCCACGGCCGGACGGCTATGCCATATGGCTGATCCGACGCGATCCGACCCGAAGCGATGCAACACGAAGCAAAGCGATCCGACGCGATCCGAATTGATCTGATGCGACGCGTTTCGAGACGAGACGACTGCCGCGCGCTGGTGGCTCGGCATCACGCCAACGTAGCTCAGTGGTAGAGCGCCGGGACCAAGCATCCCGGAGGGCGCTGGTTCGATCCCAGCCGGTGGCAGCAATCACGCGAAACGACGCGACGCAAAGCGACGCGAATCGACCCGATGTGAGATGAGATGAATCGCCGCCCATCGCTGGAGGATGGGCTTCCACACAACCGACCCATGAGCAACCCACAACCCAACTTCAAGCCGTCCGCCGCGACGGTGTCCATCCTCAAGCTGTTTGGCGACGCCAAGCCCGGCGATGTCGTCAGCTACCTGGCGATGCGCGACGCCATCCGCTTCCCCATCGACGAGGACCGTCTCCGTTCGGCGATCCAGTCGGCCTTGAACACGTCGCGCCGCGACGAGGGCAAGGTGTTCTCGTGCGTACCGAAGGTCGGCTACCAACTACTCCGCTCCGACGAGGTAGTTGCCGCGAGCGACCGGGACGTGAGGCGCATCCGTAGAGCATCGTCTAAGGCGATCGACAAGCTGCGCACCGTCAACAGCGACGAGCTAGACGAGGCGACACGCGGCAAGATGACGACGCGGCTGGTCACACTTGCGGTTGCCAGCGGATGCTTCGACGTGCAGCGGACGCGGCAGCTCGAAGGACCGCGAGCCAGTGCCGGCGATCAGAAGGCCGTCAAGGACGGGTTGCGCAAGCTCCTGTTCGGCGAGTAGCACACTAGCCGGACTACCCCGCATGCGACCGCTCGCGGGGACCCGGGTCGCTCTTTCCGCCCCGTGGCCTGACCGCTGCGGGGCAAATCTTT